ATGAAGTGTCAATTCCATTGCCTAAAGTGCGAATGGCAGCTGCACCATCTTTGACAAGATCGGTGTCGGCTGGTGTTGTCCAACCGAAGTTTGATGTTGTTGGCATTCTTGCTCCTTACGCGACGATTGTCGCTTGTTCCCATGTTAGTGTATTGGATAAAGTGTTCCAGCGTTCTGTGACAGGCACAGAATTCCAACGAAATGCCTGCAAGCTGAATGCCAGCGGCGAAACGGTCATGGTCAATTTTATGTCGCTGACGGTCGCTTGGAATGTCCAGCCTTCGACAAAGCCCTGAAATTCGCCATTGGTCATGTTGGCGGGCAGGTTTTGCAGGTTGATTGGCATTCCCATAAATATGCCCAAAAGCGATGTTCGGTCAATTTCGTCAATTTCAGGATTGCCAAGCGCAAAAGTGACGCTATCAAAGATGGCTTGCGGATAGGCTCGGAGCTCTAAATAAAACGCCGCTTGGCTTGTCGCGTCAGCTTGATTCTTCAAAGTCGTGCGAATTGTTTGGGCGAGCTCACCATAAGTGGCAATTGATGCCACATCGCTGTCGCTGACTTCCGAATTGCCGCTTGCCGTGTATTGCAGCGTGATGCTGTTGCGAACATCGCCTGATCGCTTTTTGGTCGTGATGTTGCCAGCAAGCGCGTGTTTGGCGTCGAGATCGACATAACCGTTGGCTGAAAAGTATTCTGTGCGATGTGTGCTGTCAGCGTAGTTGATCAACCCGTTTGGGCTTTCGTATAAATAGCCAAGACCTGAATTTGCAAGAGCTGCCACGATTGAATAAACATTTGAATCAACGCTGTTTTGACCGTCAAGCGTGTAATCGCCCACATCAATTTCGCCAAAACCGTTGTTTTCGGCGTCTTGCCATTGCATCGTCGGATCATATGCCGACCAAGTTTCGGCGGCAGGCACGGTGTTCCAATTGGCAAAAAGTATGTTTTCAAGCACCGCTTCAATCTGTTCGCCATCGGTTGCTTGCTGAATGTTTCCGATGAAAACCGACTTCGGCAATCTTGCCAATGCGCCAAGAGCTGTGATGCTAATCGTTTGGCTGATTCCGATTCCGCCTGCCGAAGATACATTGACATTCATGTCGGTAATGTTGCCACCAAATAAAATCACATAATTGCCAGCATCGTTTTTCACTTCAATTGTGACGCCATCATTGATGTCAAAAACAATTGCGCTGACATTTGTGTTGATTAGCTGAAGGCGGCAATACCCTGCGACGGGTTGTTCGTAGATATTAGTTCGACCTGAAGAAATCGTTAGATTTGAAAGTGTCAAATTTGTGTATTCAATGCCCTGAATCTTGATGCGCCAATCAGGTGTCCAAACGCTCATTCTGCGATCAGCCCTGAAAATCCACTTGCGCCAAGTGTGCCGCGAGCCTGTGAATCATTCAAAAGCGTCACAATTTGCCGCGCGGTGCTTTCAGAATCCATTGCGCCATTGACCGTCACATTGTATGTGTTGCCTCTTTCCTCGCCGCGTCTAGCAGCTGCGACATCAAAACTTGGCATTGATGGAACAGGTGGCAGCATGCTTCTTTCCTCGCCCATTCTGAATCGAGCCGCATCGAACACACCTTCATCAATTGTCTTTTTCAACCAATTTGCTTCCGATATTTCTTCAATCAATGTTTTTGGCAATTCCTTGACAGCTTTTGCCGCACTATTTCCAACAGCTGATCCAAGAGCTGTGCCGAGAGCTGATCCAAGCCCTGCACCAATGCCGTTGCCTAAAGCTCCGCCCGCTGCGCCTGTTGCACCGCCGCCAAGAGTTGCGCCGCCAAAAGGCAATTGAACGCCGCCGACCGTGCCTGATGTAGCAGCTCCGCCCTGACCAATTTTCCCAATTTTGGAAATGTCTTTCCCGCCAAAAAGATTGTTGGCTTTGTTGTAGAGATCAATCGCCGTGTTGATGACGCTGATGATTCCGTTGATGACGCCTTTGATGGTATTCAAAACCGTTTCAATGACCGGCACAACAACCTTGATTGCTACCGATGCCGCCGAAGCAAAACTTTCAATGGCTGCGACAAATTGTGTTTTCAAAATTGGAATGATGTATTTGTTTAACCATTCAAAAATATCAGCAAAAGTGTCAATGATGCTTTGAAATCTTGGCTGTTGATCTCTAATTGCATCGCCTATCTTGACAAAAGCCCCGCGCACCGCGTCAAAAATAGGTTGAACAAAGTCGCGAATGTAATTGACAATTGTTTCGAAGCGACCCAAAATCCCTTCGCCTGATCCGCTTAAAGCATCGGAAAACTTTTGAAACACGGGCAAGACCGTGCCTGTGATAAAGCCCAACAATTTTTCAACAATAGGCAAAAGAGCCTGACCGATTGATTCTTTTGTTTCATCAAAAGCAACTTTGACGCGATCAATGCGACCTTGAAATGTGTCAGCATTCGAGGCAGCTGCTCCACCATACAAATCCGTCAATTGTTGAACCGCTCCCGTATAGCCTAAGGTTTTTGCCTCGGCTGTCGAAATTCCTGCATTCAATTTGACTAGGGCTGTGGTGTTGCCTTCATAAGCCTTGCCAAGTGCATTGCTGACAGTTTCAAGCGGCTTGCCTGTTGCCGCGCTTATGTCTAAAGCAAGATTGAGAAGTTTTTGAGCTTTTTCCGTGTCGCCCGTTGCAGTTGCCAAACGCTGCAAAGCTGGTCGCAATTTATCGTCAGCAACACCCGTCGCCAACGATGTTTTCAAAATCTGATCTTCAACCGCTTTGATTTGCGCATTTGTTGCACCTGTTGCAGCCTCTAACGCATTTGCTAATTTAAGTTGTGCTTGCTCATCTTCAATTGCAGCTTTGACGCCATCAACAGCAAGTTTGACGGCATAAGCGGCAGCGGCAGCGGCAGCAATAGCAAAAGCGGCAGCGGCTTTCTTGCCAAATTCGCCGACCTTATCTGCAAATCCTGCAACTTCTTTGTCAGCACTTGCCGTGCCTTTTTTCAGACCATCAAGATCGGCATCAAATTGAATCTTGACTTTTGGAATCCCAGCCATTACGCACCGCCTTCAAGTTTCAATCGCTTAACTATATCCTTGACGATCTCCACATATTCGTCAGCAATGGGCTTGATGTTTGCATCAACGGTCGGGTTGATCCAATAGCCGCGTTTATTTCTGCCTTTGACGAATCGTGATCTGCCCATGCGCCGACCTGCACGATCTTGCGGCTGCCCGCCGCTGCCATATTCGCTGCCCCATAAGAGCTCACCCGCTTGCGCCGATGTGCTTTTGGTGTCAGGTCTTTTGCCGCCGTATGGTCTGCCAACGCGCTTTGATCCGCCGACATCAACGCGGATCATGCGATCTCTTGGCGTGCTAATTGATCGGGCAACTAAAATCGCCTGTGGTGGAGCTGCCGAGAATGCAGCTGCAACGGTCAATTCACGGGCAAGGCTTTTGGAAAGCGGTTGAGCTTTGTCGCGTAATTCTGACGATGTTTCCTTGTCTAGCAACCTCAATGTGGCGCGCAAATCTTTTAGAGCGACAGGATCAACATCGATGCTGATTTTACCTTGACTTTTTGTGCTCGCCATTTTTCTCCAAAATCTCAATCGCTGTCAAAATGTCTTCAGCGGATTGCCATTCAGACATCGGAATGCCTGTGGCGATTGCGAGCTCAACGATTAATCGGCTGACGCTTCCGCTTCCGTGACTTTTGGGCTGTTGTCACCAACTACCACTTCGGCAATTGTTTCGCACCAAGTGTCATAAGGCTTGACAGGCTTGCCAGCTGCCTCACGCTTCATGGCGTGATAAGCCAAAAACATCAAGTCTGAAATGCCAATCTTCTCTTGGGCTTGACCAATGCGAAAGCCTGTCTTTTGCTCCCACTTAGCCCATTCAGGCGGTGCAGCGACATAAGTCGCCACATCGCCTGATTGATATTCAATTTGAATTGCTAGTTTCATTTTTGCTCCCGTTTCTCTAAATCCTAGCTGAACGATTCAGCTGGTGTTCCAATGACGGTGAAGCTCATCGTCACAGTTTGTGCATCAGGTGCAGCTCCGCCGACCGATGGGAAGACGGGCAAAACCTGAAATGTGAATGTAGCACCTGTCGCCGCTGTCATAACGGTTGAAATGCCTGTGTTTGGTGCAGATTCGCAAACGCCCCACAGAATTTCACATAGTGATCCTGCCGCGCCCCAATCTGCAAGCATTTCGACATCGAATGTCCATTGATCGTCAATTGCCTTATAAGCGCGACCATCGAGCGTTTGGTAAGTTTCGATGATGTGCTCATTTGACAGGATTGCCGATGTTGTTTGGGCGTCGAAATTGTTTCCACCAATCGTGAAAGACACATCGCGCCCCGTGATGATATTTGTTGGCATGTCTGCTCCTAGTTTGTTTGTGTGTAGTAGGTGGAAACGGGTATGTCTGCCGATAGCAGGTTTGACGATCCGACCGAAACAATCGACGGCACGGTTATATCTCCGACGATGTAGCCTGACGGTATAACCGCCAGAATGCTCATGAGTAGCTTCTCCAAGTTGTCAAGCGATGCGCTGTTTGACATAAAGGCAACAGCTGCCGTGATTCTAAGATTGATTTGAACTTTGATTGTCGATTTGCCAATAAGATTCGGTTGAAGATAAGGCTCGCTTGGAACTAGCGCGCAAAACGGCGGGATTACAGCTTCAGGCACAGAATCATAAACATTTGCAGCAATGCCCGAGAGCGCGCTTTGAAGCGTATCTCTAACGCTTGTTTGAATTGATGATGGCACTATTGACACATCGATTCGACTTCATAAAATGGCGCAAGCAAGGCTGAAACGCGCGTCAATAGCTGACGGCTCATGCGCCACGGTGAAACTTGAAAATCAACGCCATCGATTGAATTGCCCGCGGCGGTTTTGGCTTGGAAAATTTCAGAGCTGGTCATAATCACAGCATTTTCAACAGCGTCATTGTTTGCATAAATATCGGCGGCAGATTTGCCAACCAATGTCGCTGATCCGTTTGGAATGATGGCGCGAAGCGTCACATTTGCTGTGACTTTTGCAGCTGTGAAGACATAGGGCGAATGAGTGTAATCCGCGGTCACGGTGTAAGTGCCGTCAATGGAAGCGTCGCAATTGTTGAGCTGCACGCTCTGACCTGTGACAAATTTGTGAGCTCTCACGGTGTAGATGTAAAGAATGTCATTTTCGATTTCATACATTGCAACAGCTGAAGAATTGGCAACCAACATCGGCAAAACAACAGCTTCAGCCGAATTGATGATGTCGTCAAGATAGCTGTCAGGATATAGCGAAACGCTCACGCCAAGCACGGTGCGCAAGTCTTGCGCGCTGACGATGTTTGGCATGAGCGTTCCTTTCGATTCTGCTCGATCAGCTACGGGAGCGCAACTGATCGATGATTAGTTATTCGGCTTAGGTGAAGTTAAAACGGTTGCAGCCCGCGCCTGTTTTTGTGGCAAGAGCAGCGAATCCGTAATAAAGAACTGAAACTTGACCTGTGGCGATGACATTTGCGCGAAGGTTTGCGCGTGGTGATTCATACCAAGTGTAAGCATCAGGATTGATGACAAACATTGAGTTGTCGCCTGATCCTGTCTTATATGCATCAACATAAAGGTTCAAACCTGCAACATTGCCCACCAATGATGTTGGTGTCACATTTCCACCCGCGTTTTGTGGTGCAGCCGCGTTGTAAATTGGGCGACCTGAATCGTTGTAGCCCATGATGTTTGCCCATTGATCAGGTGCAACAACTAGATTTCTTGCGAAACCTTTTGTCGCTGCATAGACCGCCGCGCTTCCGCTTGCAACATATGCAAGCAAGTTGGAAGCATCATTGGCGCGAGCTGTTGCGTTAAGTGTTCCACCAGCGACAAGCTGATCGTTTGCATATTCGGTCGTTGCCTTTGAGTATGCCTGCTCCATAGTTAAAAGCAATTCATTTAGAAAGACAGGCGAGCTGCGATCTAGGAGCTCCACAGAAAATGTCTGAGAGCCGCTGAACTTTTTGACAGATACAGAAATGAATTCTGAATTGACATTGACATCAGCAACCGCGCCGCCTTCGGCTTCTTCGGTCACAGATGGAAGCTGTGTGATTTTAGGAATTTCGAATGTGAGCCCTGCATCAGGCAGCTGTCCCTTGCTTAGCGCATCAACGCAACCTCTGACATTTGTTCCAAGCGGATTCCAAACCTCTGTGAGCTGTCTGGTCGGAAACATTGCTGGATTGTTGTTGGCATCGTCAGCTGCCTTCACATAAATTCGGGCTTCTTCGTTGCCAAGTGCCGCGCGAATTGTGTTTTCAAGATACTTGACCTTCGTCAATTCAATTCGTGGCGCGG